AAAAAAAGGTTTAACTGCAATCTGGCCTACTGACTTCACACATACACATAGAGGTATTATATCTCCAACAGAAACTAAAATTATTATTACTGGTTGGTTCAACTATGTGGATGTTGCTGGAGCACATAATTATTACACTTCTGAGTATGCAAAAGTTATTACTCAAATGAAAGAAAATCCAGACATGGAAGTAAGCCTTAACTTGGAAGATAAATTAAATGGATAAGTATGAAAATTTTATAGAAACTGCAAATTGGAGTGTGAGAGAGGAGCCTGCTGTAAAAATATTTAGTCTAGACCTTCCTCAAGAAATTGTTGATGAAGTAAACGAATATATTGACAATGACACTATTCCAAATAATGTCAATTATGCTGCAAATTTAGCAGGACAATTAAAACAGAATGAAAAGTCTGCACAATTAGATTTTGATTGTAGTGACGGTGTTGGTTTGCAACTAAAAAATCTTTTAGATACAATGGCCACTGCATACTTACAGAAGGCATATAGTCGTATATCTAAAGCAATGGTTTCTGATTTATGGACAAATCATGCATACGCTGGAGACTACAATCCATTACACGATCATGGTGTTAAAACAGAAGCTGGACTTAGTGGTTTTCTATGGTTGAAGGTTCCAAGTTGTATCAAAGGTGTTACTGAGGATGACATTGCAAAACAGGGATTGACTAATGCCTCTGGTCTTTGTGATGGTTGGACACAACTAGTTTGGGGTACAACTACTCGTAAGGATGTAATGCAACTAAGACCAGTAACAGAATCTTATGAGCAACCTGTAGCTGGTCGTTTGATAATCTTTCCAAACTGGTTAAAGCATCAAGTGTTTCCTTTCTTTGGTGAAGGCGAAAGACGTTCTTTAGCAGTAAACTGGAATATTTTTGATACTAAAAAAGAATTAGAGGCTCATCTTAATGGAGAAGTACAATAATTAATTACAAATATAATGAGAATAATGCTCTTAAAGAATTGAAAGAGTATATCGACTCGACATATAATGAACACTATAGCACGAACCACTTTCAAGCTACAGAGTTCATTATTGACGGTGGACATGGTGAAGGTTTCTGTATCGGCAACATCATGAAATACGCACAACGATATGGAAAAAAAGATGGTTATAATAAAAGGGACTTGCTAAAAGTCATCCACTATGGTATTATAGCTTTATACAATCACAAAATCATGGAGAAAAGTGAATGAAGTTAAGTAGTCAAACAATCAATGTGTTGAAGAATTTCTCAACCATTAACCAAAACCTTGTAATCAAAGAAGGTAGTAGTATTTCTACTATGTCAGCAATGAAAAACATTATTGCTAAAGCAACGGTAGAAGAAACTTTCCCAAAAGAATTTGCAATTTATGATCTCAATGAGTTTCTATCTGTAATATCTCTTTTTTCAAATCCAGAGTTAGATTTTAAGGATAACTTTGTTCTTATAACAGAAGAAGGTTCTTCTAAATCTTCAACGTATTGGTACTCTGATCCATCTGTTGTTACTACACCAACTAAAGATATTACTATGCCTTCAACAGAAGTTACGTTTGATATTTCTAGTGACACTCTATCAGAAATAACAAGAGCTGCATCCGTTATTGGGGCTCCTGATATGGTACTTGAGAATGGAAAACTTAAAGTAACTGATAAGAAGAATACAACTGCAAATGATTTTACACTCAAGCTTGATGTTCCTGACAGTGAAGTTGATTATAAATTTTGGTTTAAAGTTGAAAATTTAAAATTATTACCTGGCTCTTATAATGTTGAAGTTTCTTCAAAAAAGATTAGTAGGTTTACTAATTCTAATGTTGATGTTTCTTACTTTATTGCTCTAGAACCCGAATCTTCTTATGACGCTTAAAGTTAGGAATTTATATTATGGAAAACTTTTTATGGGTCGAGGAATATCGGCCTAAGGATGTAAGCTCGTGCATACTTCCTAAAAATCTTAAAGACACTTTTACAGAGTTTGTTGAAAGTGAAACTATTCCCAATCTGATATTATCAGGTGGGCCTGGCGTAGGTAAAACAACTATTGCAAAAGCAATGATTGAGCAGATTGGTGCTACCTATATGATGATCAACGGTTCTGAGGAGTCAGGTATTGACGTTCTCAGAACTAAGATCAAAAACTTTGCTTCTACTGTATCACTTGAAGGTGGCAGAAAGTATCTAATACTTGATGAAGCAGACTATCTGAATCCACAATCTACTCAACCAGCCTTACGTGGTTTTATGGAAGAATTTCATAAGAATTGTGGCTTCATTCTTACTTGCAATTACAAAAATCGTTTGATTGAACCACTACATTCTCGTTGTAGTATTATTGAGTTTAAAATACCAAAATCTGAAAAACCAAATCTTGCTTCTGAGTTCTTTAAAAGAGTTATAAGTATTCTTGATATAGAAAAAGTTAAGTATGATAAAAGGGTTATTGCCGAAGTTATTAATAACCATTTTCCAGATTGGCGTAGAACTTTAAACGAGCTACAAAGGTATGCAATATCAGGTTCTATTGATGCTGGAATGTTGGTAAATATTGGTGATGTTAATATAAAAGAACTTATGGTTGGTATGAAAAATAAGGAGTTTACTAATGTTAGAAAATGGGTTGTCAATAATCTTGATAATAATCCTGTTGATCTTCTTAGGATTGTTTATGATAATCTCTATGAGTATGTGGATGGTTCTACTATTCCCCATTGCGTTGTGGTATTGGGTGAGTACCAATACAAATCTGCCTTTGTCGCAGACCAAGAAATAAATATGATGGCTTGTCTTACAGAAATAATGGCACGAGCTAAATTTAAATAAAGGATTAATATAATGATTGATGAAAAAGAACTAAACGAATTATACAATAAATCGTTTGCAACAAATGTACAACTATCAGAAGAGTATTCTGTACTAGCAGTTGCTGGTGTGTTGTTAGGACAAGCAATGCGGTTATACAAAACAGCATTAAACAAAAATGAGTTTGATGAGATGGTAGAACTTATTAATGATTCATCCAAAGATGTTAGACCATATGATGAATTTTGTTTAGCAGAAGATTCGACTAAACATTAATAGATTGGATTTTTTATAATGATTGATATATATGATGATGTACTAGAAGAGCATAATGCTATTTTAGTCGATGATGCGATTAAACAGTTAGCTTGGAAGTATGATTATTCATCACAACCAAACAAACCAAACAAACATTGGCACATTCTTTGTGGACATAATGAAATAGAATGTACTGATGCTGGATTTGATTGGGCTCATAGTTTATTTCAAACAGCATTGGATAAGTTTAAATTTACAGAAAAGTATGATGTTGATACTTATCTTAGAATCTACATGAATGCTCATACACATGGCATAGAACCACATTTTCATCATGACGATGGAGATTTTACTATGATATATTATCCACGGCTTGATTGGAAATTAGAGTATGGTGGTGGAACTTATATTGATGGTAAACTAGCAGAATATAAAGGAAATCGTTTAGTTGTATTTGATGCAGCTCTTCTACATTCTGCAATGCCAGTTTCTAGAGAGTGTTACCAATTAAGAACTTGTGTTGTATTCAAGTGTAGTAAAAAAAACAGTAATGTTAGTTTCTTTAGAGATGCTATAAAAGATAATAGTAACAATTTCAAAGTGCAAGTAATAAACTAATGTATGAACTAAAAGTAAAGAATGGAAAGTATAAAGCAGACAGTTGGACTGCCTTGTGGTGGGCAGTATTTCTCCATAGATTATCCCACTTTCGTAAGGGTGAAGGGTTTACTGATTAATGTATGAACTAAAAAACTACCTCAAAGCTATCAACGAAACTAAAGAACCTCTTATGGATGGAGAGGATGAAGAGTGGGAAAAGAAGTATCCACCATACATCGTTAATAAATGTGTGGCTCCTTTTCCTGATACAATCCAATTAGTTAACGAAATTAACCAATTACACCACCTAGATAAGAAACTTCAGTTTGATTTTTTGATAAATAGTCTTAGACCAAGGAAAAGATATACACCTTGGGTGAAGGCGATGAAAATTGATAATTTGGAATGTGTTAAAGAGTATTATGGATATAGTAATGCAAAGGCAAAGTCCGCTCTTAAAATATTATCTGATGAACAAATTTCTGCCATAAAACAAAAATTAAATAAAGGTGGAATAAATAATGGAAGAGATTAATTGGACACAGGAAAAGATGTTAGAAGTTGGTTTGAAAGAACCAGATGATTTTTTAAAAGTTCGTGAGACACTTTCACGAATTGGAGTAGCTTCAAGAAAAGAAAGAAAATTATATCAATCCTGTCATATACTTCATAAACAGGGTAGATACTATATAGTGCATTTCAAAGAATTGTTTGCT